GCCCGAGCTATGCCACGCAGCGCATGGAGGCGGTGGACGCCTTCGCGCAGATGGCCGGACAGCTTGGCCCGCAGTTCCCGCCGCTGGCTGCGATCCTGGCCTATCAGGTCGTCAAGAACGTGGATCTCCCAGGCACGGACGAGGTGGACAAGGCGCTTCGCAGGATCATGGTGGCGCAAGGCCTCCTGGAACCGCAGGAAGGCGATCCGCCGCCGCGGCCGGCTCCGCAGCCGCCACCCGATCCGCGCGTCATGGCCCAGGTGCAGAAGCTCACCGCCGACGCCGAGCGCTCGCACGCGCAGGCCCAGAAAACGATGGCAGAGACGGCGCTGCTTGACCCCAAGGCGCAGGCCGAGATCGACAAGACCAACGCGCAGACCTACGAGTCGCAGGCTTACGCCAACGCGCAGCACATGGCGAACATCGACCGCATACACATGGCTCAGGGCGGAGTTCCACCGCCCGATCCATCCACCATCGACCAAGCACAAACCCAGCCGCCGCAAGGCGGTTTTTCTTTGCCCGATTCCGGGCAGCCCCAGGGCTTCTAGCCCCAGCGCACCGGCCCGCCTAGGCCGGAACCCGTGAGGATGACATGACCGACGAAACCACCCTTGTTGAGGGTGCGGGCGCTGCTGCGCCTGCGGAAACGAGCGAAGCGCCTGTATCCGAGACGACCGAAAGCGCCACTCCCGAGGCCCAAGCCGCCGAAGCAGCCAAGGCAGAGGAAGCCAAGAAGGCCGACGAGGAACAGCAGCGCAAGAAGAACCGAACCCGCGAGTACATCAACCGCATTAACCGCGAAAACGCAGAGCTTCGCCAGCGCATGGCGGAGTTCGAGGCCAAGTCCAAGCCGGCCATATCCAACGATGCCGAGCCGAAGCTTGAGGACTTCAATTTCGACATTGGGGCGTTCAATCGGGCGCATACCGAGTACGTCCTGAAGCAACACCAGGAACAGCAAAGCAAGGCCGAACAGGCACGACGTGAAGCGGAAACCGCTGCGACCTACAACCAAAAGGTCGTGGACTTCGTTGGTGACCATCCGGACTTTCCGGAGGTCGTCAACTCGATTGCCTACCCGCTCTCGCCGGCTATCGAGGCCGCGATCATGGCCCATGAGCTAGGGCCGCAGATCGCTTATTTCCTTGGCTCTGATGACGATGCCGCCTTCCAGTTGGCCGCCGTGCAACCGCACCTGGCCGCCGCTGCGGTTCAGCGCATCGCCTCGCGTCTGACGGCCGCGCATCAAGCGCCGCAAGCCCAACCGACCCCCAAGCCCGTGACCAAGGCGCCCGCGCCTGTGCCCACCGTTTCGACGCGCGCTCCGGCGGAAACCCCGCCCGAGAAGCTGACCGATGACGAGTGGTTCAAGCGGCGCCGCAAGCAGGGCTAACCCAAGGAAACCATTCCCATGAGCAATACCTTGCTTACCCATCAGATGATCGCCCGTGAAGCGGCGGCCATGCTGGTGGAAGATGCCAACCTCATCAAGAACATCAACACCGGCCGCTCCGACGAGTTCGGCCAGAACGTGCAGGGCTATCAGAAGGGCGATTTCGTCGATATCGGCGTGCCCAACGTCCCGACCGTCTACGACGGCGCGCAGTTCGCTGGTGGCGGCTCGGCGCCGGACTGGACCGAGCAGAAGGTGCGCTTGCAGCTCACCAAGCAGAAGCACGTCCCGGTCGCCTTCACCGCGAAGGAAAAGAAGCTCAGCCTGACCGACTTCAAGGCTCGCATCCTGAAGCCTGCGATGCAGTCCCTTGCGTCCATCGTGCAGGCGGATCTTCTGTCCGACTTCGTCGCCTCGGTCCCGAACGTTGTGGGTACGTGGGGCACGGTGCCGAGCACCCGCACTCCGTATGCCCAGGCCCGCGCCAAGCTGGAGAACTTCCTGGCGCCGACCGGGCAGCGGACCATCCTGTTCTCGTCCGATGCCAACGTGGGCCTGGCCGAGGCGAATGCGACGCTGTTCCACGACTCCAAGGAGATCAAGAGCGCGTTCGATGACGGCGCGGTGGGCCGTTATGCGGGCTTCGACTTCTACGAGAACCAGTCCCTGCCGGTCATCGCCAATGGTGCCGGGGCGGGCTATCTCGTGAACGGCGCGGGCCAGTCGGGCAGCTCCCTGGTGGTCGATACCGGCACGGGCGCCATGCCGCGCGGCACGGTGTTCACCATCGCTGGCGTCAACGCCATCCACCCGATCACGGGGGCGTCGCTGGGCTATCTGCGCCAGTTCGTAGTCACCGCGGACTACGCGGGCGGCGGTGGCAGTGTGGCGATCTACCCGGCGATCACGCCGCACTCGGCGAGCGTCGTCGGCACCGTGGACGCGGCTCCGGCCGACAACGCGGCCATCACGATCTTCGGCACCGCCTCGCAGTCCAAGCGCCAGAACCTGGCCTTCCACCGCGACGCCTTCGCTGCCGCCTTCGTCCCGCTGCCGGTGCTCGCCTCGTGCGAGGGCTACACCGCCACGGTGCAGGGCATCAGCGTGCGCGTGATGACCTTTGGTGACGGCCTGAACGACATCGAGCGGACCCGCATCGATGTGCTGTACGGCAATGCCACGGTCCGCAACGACCACGCCTGCCGCATCACCGAGTAATCACCGCAGTGGCTTGGATGGGCGTCCTCCGGGGCGCCCATCTTTTTTGGGAGGCCGCATGGAATACCCGCACATGCTCTACAAGGACGGCGAAATCGGCGATGACTGGGTGATCGTCTACGACGCCGAGGAAGAGGCCAAGGCTGTCAAGCAGGGCTACATCCGCCACAGCGCGCCCAAGCCTGACAAGCGCAAGGCCAAGCAGGCATGACCCAGGTTATCGACATCGTGCGCGATGCCCTGGGGCACCTGCGCGTGACGGATGCAAACGGCCCGGTGGACGAGAACGACTGTGCCGACGCTATCGGCGCGCTCAACCGCCTGATGCGCGCCTGGGAGGCTGAAGGTCTTTCCATGGGCTGGTCGGACGTGTCCGCGCCAGAACATGACATGCCGACGCCGCCGGAGGCTGATGAGGCCATCGGGGCGCACCTTGCGCTGCGGTTGGCATCGAAGTACGGCAAGCAGCCCGACCCCACGGTTGCGGCTATTGCGGGCAATGGCGAGGCCATGCTTCGCGCCCAAGTGGCATCCAACAGTTTCGAACGGATCGACTACCCCGACCTTCCCATTGGGCAGGGTCAGCGGTTCGGCTATCGCGGCTGGCGCAACGGATTCATCGGCTAATGCGCTGGCAGCCTATGGCCCTCGTCGGTGGCGCCTATGCCGACGACAACCGCCCGTGGTCGCACCAGGATTGCGTCAACTACATACCGGTACGCGCGGAACGTGAAGGCACGCGCTCACCAGCCATCCTTCGCGGACTCCCGGGGCTTGTGCCGTTCGCCACGCTAACCGACGGGTCGGGCGAGGGCGAGATTGTCGGCGGCCCGATCCGCGGCGCTCGTAACGTTGAGGGCCGGCTGTTCGTCGTCTCTGGTCAATACCTGTTCTCCGTTGATACCAAGGGCAACGCGACATCCCTGGGTTCGATTCCCGGCGTGAAGCGTTGCAGCCTGAGCCACAACCAGATCGCGGGAGGAAACCAGCTCGGCATTGCCAACGGGCAGAGCGGCTACGTCTACGACACCACCACGGGCACGCTCAGCCAGATCACGGATGAGGCCTTCCCGGGTGCCATCAGCTTCGACTTCGTGGACGGCTACATCCTCGGCATCGAGCCGGCGCGACGCTTTGCGTTCACGTCAGATCTCGCCGCAGCGACGAGCTATAGCAGTCTGGATCGCTACGAGGCCGAAGGTTCGCCGGATCTGCTTGTAGGGCAGGCCGTCACCCACCGCGAATGGTGGCTGATGGGCGAACGCACCATCGAGCCGTTCATCAATACCGGCGCGACGGAAGGGACGTTCCAGCGTGCCCAGGGCACGGTCATGGAAGTGGGCCTTGCTTCGACGCATGCGGTTGCGGTGATGGACAACTCGGTGTTCTGGCTCGGCAATGACGGCATTGTCTACCGCGCCCAGGGTTATACGCCGCAGCGCATTTCCACCCATGCCATTGAGCAGGCCATCGCCCGCTGCAACCTAGCGCAGGCGTTCGCCTTTACCTTCGAGGATCGCGGGCACAAGGTCTTTTACCTGACCTTCCCGGATGGTCAGACGTGGGGCTATGACGCCGCCTCGGGCGACTGGCACCGCCGCTCCTCCTATGGGCTGGATCGCTGGCGCATCAACACGCTGACCTATTGGAATGGCTCGTGGATTGCGGGCGATTACACGACGAACAAGCTCTACAAGCTGGACTGGAACGTCCAGCAGGAAGATGGCCAGCCCATGGAGCGCCGTCGCCTTACGGGCGTGCAGCACGACGGGCACAACGCGCTGATCTTGAACGGCATGGCGCTTGAGGTGGACACGGGCTTACCCGGCGACGTGGCCGACGTCGATGCATCCATCGACGTGCGCTATTCCAAGGACGGCGGCCGCAACTGGTCTGCGTGGCGCAAGTTGCCCATGGGGACCACTGGCGACTTCCTCAAGCGCCTGGAGCTGCGCCGGCTTGGCATGGGCCGTCAATGGATGTTCGACATTCGCGTGACCGACCCCGTGCGTGCGGATCTGATCGCCGCCGCCGCCCTCCCTGAAGCGACCCAAAGCTGATGACCTTCCTTGTCGTTGATGATTTTTCCCCGGATATCGACCGGGTGCGCCAGTCCGCGCTCGCTGCCGGGTTTGGCACTTGGCGGCCCAACAAAGGGGAGGTCGGAAGCTCGATCTATGAGGGCATGAGCTTCTGGGGCGATCACGCGCCCATGGTGGCCTCACTCATGCGGGCTATCGGTGGCGTCGTGGTGCCGAACAGCTTGTTTTTCCGGGCGACGAACGTCGGCATGGAAAAGGCCTATATCCATTCCGACCGGGAATCGGGATCGCATACGTGCGTCGTGTACTTGAGCGATCACGAGGAAGAAAGTGGCACGGCCTTTTTCAGGCACAAGCGCACGGGCCTAACGGAGATGCCCGGCTTCCTGCAAATGCAGGAGATGGGCCTCTTGGATGAGTTGAAAGACGACATGGTTTCGCGCGATCCGAGCAAGTGGACGCAGCTTGACTATGTGCGGGGACGGAAGAACCGGGCGCTCATCTTCCCCGCCCCACTGTTTCATTCCCGGTTTCCCCTCGAAGGCATTGGCTCAGACGCGGACAACGGCCGCATGGTCTGGGTGTGCCACTTCCACAAGCTCGGCCCCTCGGGCGAGTTCGTTTAGGAGACGCGGCAATGGCAGAGATTTGGGGCGCCGCCATCGGCGCGGCAGCCGTCATCGGCAGCGGCGTCATGCAGAGCAACGCGGCGAACAAGGCGGCGAATGCGCAGAAAAATGCAGCGCAGGCCGCCATCCAGCAGAGCGAACAGAACTACCAGCGCACGGCTGCCAATCTCAACCCTTACATCGACGCGGGTAGTAGCGCCCTGGCGCAAATGCAAAAGCTCAACAGCGGCGACTATTCCAGCTTCAAGGAGTCGCCCGACTATCAGTTCTCGCTCAACCAGGGATTGCAGGGGCTTGACCGGAGCGCGGCGGCTCGCGGTTCGCTGTACTCGGGAGGCCATAGCGCGGACGTGCTCAATTACGCGCAGGGCTTGGCCTCGCAGAACTACAACGGCTACTACAACAAGCTGGCTGGTCTGGCGCAAACCGGCTATGGCGCGTCGTCCAACTTGGGCAGCGTCGGAACGGGCAATGCTGCGGCCATCGGCGGTTACCTGACCAATGCCGGCAATGCGCAGGCTAACGGCTACATCGACAGTGCCAATGCGTGGGGTAATACGGCAGGACAGTTGGCCGGGCTCGCTGGTCAGTATTTCGGCAGCCAAGGGCCGACGACCGGCACGTCCTACTCACTCGGCGGCCAGGGCGCCGCGCCTTACCAGGGGTACAACACCGGCACGCTTTCTGGCGGAACGTTCAACTTTGCGAAGGCGGGGGTGTAAGGCATGTCTCAGCTCATATTCCCCAACATCGTGGGGCAGTACAACCAGGGCTTCGACCGTGGCCGCCAGCAGCTTGCGACGAAGCTAGCCGGCCAAGCCTTCGACGCCCAGCCAGATCAGCAGCAGGCGGCACTCGGGCAGCTTGCGAGCGTCGATCCCGGCACGGCCATGCAGATGCAGGACCGGTTCGCGCAGCAGGACAAGGCACAGCAGGTTGACCACAACACCAAGCTCAACGGCGCCGCCCGCTTCATGCTCGATGCGGTCAACTCCAAGGACCCGGAGCGCATCCAGGGTGCGTGGTCTGCCGTGGCTCCGTACCTGTCCCAACTGACGGGCAAGCAGGCGCCCCCTCAGTGGGACGACTCCATGCTGCCTGCTGTGTATCAGACCATTGCCAACACGGGCGGGATGCCGGAAGAAAAGCCCATGCTGCTGTCCAACGGCGCGCAGCTTGTCGATCCGCACACGGGCAAGGTACTTGCCGACAACCCGATGGAGCAGAAGGATTCGGGTGAGATTGCGACCATCAAGGCGCTTCAGTCTGACCCTGGGCTCATGTCCACTTATCGTCAGATGCATCCCGTGTCGAGCGCGGGCGGCATGGGTAGGGCGCCTTCGGGCTACCGCTTTACGCAGGACGGCAGCCTTGAGGCTATCCCCGGTGGCCCCGCCGATGCTTCCGGCTCGGGGCAGGGCCTAACCGGCGACGCCATCGACAATGCCGCTTGGGGCTATATCGGATCAGGCAAGCTTCCGCCCATCGGGCGCGGCAAGGAGGGCGTGGCTCAGCGCACCGCCATCATGAACCACGCCGCGAAGATCGCGAAGGACGCCGGCATCTCTCCTGCCGAGCTTCAGACAGTACCAGGTCGAAACCGCGCCCTACAGGCGTCGCTCACCAACCTGCAAAAGACCTCCGATGTCATGGAGAAGTCGGAGCAGGCTTTCGTCAACAACACTAACACCGCGCTCAATATCTCGTCCAAGGTGGACCGGACAGGCTCGCCCGTTATCAACAAATGGCTGCTCGGCGGGAAGGACGCGCTCGGCGATCCCGACGTCCGCGCATTGGATGCAGCCATCACCACCATGTCTGTTGACTATGCCCGCATCATGTCGGGCGCCACGGGCGCCGGAGGTACGCCGATCAGCACGGCCGAGGAAGCGAAGCAACTCATCAAGAAGGAGTTGTCGGATAAATCGCTTCGTGCGGTCGTGGATGTTCTGAATCAGGACATCCAAGGGCAGCAGGCAGCCGTCCATGCACAGCGCGGCAAGATCCTCTCCGCCATGCAGCAGATGCATGACGACGCGGCGCCGCCCGTCGCCGGACCTACGCAGCCTCCCGCGCAGCCAGCCTCCCAAGACTTCTCCCACCTCTGGGGCAATTGACCATGCCGAAGCCGTGGAAGGACGTTGCCGCTAGCCCGGAGTACCAAGCTCTTCCTGCCGATCAGCAAGCCGCGGCGCGTGAGCAGTATTTCTCCCAGGTTGTCGCGCCTCAGATCGGCGACCCGGCACAGGTGCAAGCGGCCAAGGCGCAGTTCGATGCGCAGTATGGCGGCCAGAACCAGTCGGCGCAGGCGCAAAGCATGCCGACCATGACGGTTACGGCGTCACGCATGGACGATCCGACGGATGGCATGTCCACGCTGGACAAGGTTCGCGCGGGCATGGGCAAGGCGTTCGTAGACACCGGGCGCGGCTTACGTCAGCTAGGTCAGGCCGCCCTCGATCCTTTTGGCCTCCAGCAGGCAGTAAACCCGGGAGCCGCCGCCCAGGCCGAGCAGTTGAGGCAAGAGCAGGCAGACGCGAACCAGCGCGACGCGCCGCTCATGCATACGGGCGCCGGTATGGCTGGCAATATCGCCGGACAAGTCGCTCTAGCGGCAGCCCCTGTTGGCGATCTTGGCATCGCAGGAAAGGCAGGCGCGCTAGCGCGTTCGGCGCTCTCGGGTGGCATTTACGCCGCAGCTCAGCCAGTAGTAGATGGGGAGTCGCGCCTTGCTAATGTTGTGCAAGGCGCGGCAGCCGGAGCGGTGGGGCATGGCATTGCTTCGAGCATAAGCAGGGCCGCGCAAGCGATCAGGCCAGCGCTATCGGATGCGACGCAAAGGGGCATCCAAGTGCTTCGCGATGCTGGCGTGCCGCTGCACTTCTCCCAGTTGACCGACTCCAAGTTCGCCAAGACGCTAGCCTCGGCAGCGAGCTACCTGCCGTTCTCTGGCTCGGGCGCGGCCAAGGATGCCCAGCAGCAGGGATTTAACCGCGCACTGGCGCGAACCATCGACCAGGACGCCCCGAAGCTGACGCCCGAGGTCATGCAGAAAGCTTCGGATGCCATCAGCAAGCAGTATGACGACCTGTTCGCCCGAAACAGCGTTACCATCGAACCGCCGGATGTAAGCCGACTCGTCGGACTGGCAAAACAGGCGGCAGCGGATCTCACGCCTGAAAATGCCAAGGTGGTGCAGAACCAGATCGGCAAGTACATCAACGCCGCTGCCGACAATGATGGATCGATCCCGGGCCGCCTGTATCAGAACATCCGCGCCGAGCTGCTCAAGCTTGAGGCGCAGCAGCCGGCCGGGCACTTGGTCAGCCAGGTGCGCAAGGCCATGCAGGACGTGGCGGCCAAGTCCTTTGGCCCGGATGATGCCGCTGCGCTTCAGGCTCTCAACGGCAAGTACAGCAACCTTCAGATACTCAAGAAGGCGCTGACCCGTGTATCCGGTGCTGACGACAACGTTAATCCCGCTCAGCTATGGTCGCTTGTCAATAGCAAATACGGCGCTACGCCGGAAATGCGAGCGCTTGCGCAGGCAGGGCAAAACGTACTCAAAGACCCGATCCCGGATTCAGGTACAGCCGCGCGAAGCCTGGTCTATAGCGCACTTGGTCTAGGCGGTGCGTTGCACCCGGCAGGCATAGGCCAGCTCGCCGGCTTGACCGCCACGGGGGCGACTCTTGGCAGGGCGCTCAACTCGCAAGCCGCTGCAAGGCTACTCCCCGGCGCCAGCTCGAAGCTTCTTGGTGGCGTCGCCCGAATCGCCAGGCCCGCGCCCGTCCTGGTCCCAGCGATTGCTCGTGCTGAAAAGCAGCGTTGATTTGAGCCTTCCGTTGGGAAGGTGAATCAGCAGCCATCCCGCAACAACTCGATCCGCCAACGCCACGCATTTCCCAAACGCCCAGCGAATAGCGGGCGCAAGGGTGATGGCTATGAGCGTGGGCGAGTTCAATGCCGTTCCTTGGAGTTCCAATGACAGCCTTCCGTATCTTAGACCAATCCCCGGTCTTTTTCGACCTGCAAGGCCGGCTGGCGGCCGGAGGCAGTCTCAAGTTCTACGCCGCAGGCACGACCACGCCGAAGGATGTCTATGGCGACGAAGGGCTGACAGTCAATAACGGAGCCAGCATCGCGGTTGGCTCCGATGGTCGCGCCGCCGATGATATCTGGGGTGACGGCGATTATCGCGTACGACTCTATGCAGCCGATGGGACGCTGGTGTGGGACCGCGACGATGTGCAGATCCCAGGCGGCACGGGCACGTCTATTCCGGCGCTTCAGTCAGGTAAGTTCCTGACTAACGATGGGGCCAATCTGCTGTGGGATGACATCTTACAGCCGCCGGACCCAACAGGGCAGAGCGGTAAGGTTGTTGGCTCGGATGGTGCCAATCTCATTTGGCAGGCCGCACCAACGGCGCCGACCATCCCGCCGATACCCACCGATGGCGTTACCGCGGCGCTCGGCAAGGTGACGTTCGGTAAACAGTGTATCCAATCAGGCACGGGAACCTTCACGGCGACTGGCGCGCAAAGTGCCAATACGACCGTGACCTTTGGAACGGCCATGGCCTCATGCGAGGCCGTGCTGATCCAGTTCACGGGAAACAATATGTACCTGCACCCGCGCGTCGATACCAAGAGCGGCACGGGATTCACGGCGTCGTGTGACTCCAACATCTACGGCCAGAACATCAACGTGAACCAGCCGTTCGTCTATCTCGCCTTCGGGACGCTGGCGTGACAGCCGTTCTACCACCGGCCCGCGAGCCGTTCGTCAATCCAGACGGTACGGCTTCGCGAA